TATTTCTGAAGCTAAAGCACAAGAATTAATTGATAGTTTTTTTGGAGAATTTTCACAAATAAGGGAAACAATAAATAGATGTGTAAGTTTTGTAGAAAAAAATCATTATATTAATACACCTTTTGGGAGAATAAGAAAGTTTGATAAATTTGATGAAGAAACGAAGCGACAAGCTTTTAATACTGTGGTTCAATCTGTTGCATCAGATATTATGTTGATTTCACTTGGTGATATAGATGAAATTATTGAAAAATCTTCATTGGAAGAAAAAATTTATCCAGTTATAGAAGCGCATGATGAAATTATTTTTGAAATAGATAATAACGAGAAATTTATAAAAGAAATGGAAGAATTTATAACTTATGAAATGACTAAAGGAATTAGAAAAAGGCATGAACTTGTAGATAAATTATTAGGACCAATCGATTTGGCCGTAGAAACAAAAGTTTCTAAAAGATGGCAAAGCAAAAGTTAAAGGAGGTGAAATAAATGCCTGTATATTCTTATAAATGTCAAAAATGTGGTGCAATAGTTGAAGAGCAGAAGCCTGTTGCAGAACATGATAAAGCACCAGAAGTTTGTCCTGTTTGTGGTGCAAAAAATTCAATGAAACAGGTTATTACTAGTCCACCAGGGATAGATTTAACTAAAGCTGGGCCTGGAACATATTTTAATGATTATAGAATGTGGGAAAAAGGTGCTGAACCATTTGATGAAAATATTCCTAAAAGAAGAAAAGATGAAATTTATAGTAATAGGGCAGAAAAGGGATGGAAATCTTTGCCAAAGTATAATAAAAAGAAATTATTGGAAAAGCATTTAGTCAAATAGAACACATCTTGACAAATTGGCTTTTTTATGTTATTCTTCATTTAATGAGGTGAACCTATGTGAAATTTGAAGTTTCAAGAAGACATCCAAATTATGAAAAAAAGAAAGATGAATATGAATTTTTCCTAAGAGCTTATTTAGGTGGGCGAGAGTTTATTGAGACTGAGCTTTTTAGCCATTCTTTAGAAGACGATACTTCTTTTCAGAAGCGTAAAGAACGTGCTTCTTACATGAATATTACTAGGAAGGTTATAAATGCCTTCACTAATTTCATTTTTGCCACACCTGTGAAACGTTCTAATGCCGCTATCCTAACTCCTTTCTTTGAAAATGCTGATAGGAAAGGCGATGATATTGATAAGATTATGCGCAAAGCTTCCAATTTGTCCACATTGATGGGGCAATCTTATCTTTGGTTAAGATTTGACATTCCGCATAATATACAGGGATCATTAAGCTTAAAAGAAGTTTTGGAAAAAAGGATTTTGCCTTATGTAAATGTTCTATCTTATTTAGATGTAGTCGATTGGTCTTTAGATTCTTTTGGAAATTATAATTGGGCATTAATAAGATTACCTGAATATGATGATAAAGATCCTTTTAGGGAAAGAGATGAAAAAATATATTATTACTTATTAACTAAAGAGAAAATTTATACTTTTGATGAAGAAGGAGATTTAGTTAGAACTGCAAATAATTCTTTGGGCGAAATTCCATTAATCAAAGTATTGCATGATGAGGTTGATAGTTTAGGTGAAGGTGAGCCACTATCAAATGATATGCCTTATTTGGCAAGAACTATTTTTAACTGGACTTCCATAATCGATGAAATGATAGAAAGACAAGGATTTGCTCAATTAGTTTGTCCTGATGATGGTGAATTGGAAGAAATGAACAGATCAGAAGATGGTAATGTTTTAAGGAAAATTGGAACTTCTGCTGTTTTTACTTATCCAGCGAGCGCAGGTCATCCACCACAATTTATTACACCAGATATTAGTCAATTAAGAACAATCTGGACTATCATAAACGGTATGATAGATTTTATCTATTTAAGTACAGCTTTAGCTGGGACTAGGGAAGATATTGTGACGAATAGTAGTAGGGCAAGAAGAATTGCATTAGAATTGGTTGGTGCGACATTAAAAGCTAAAGTTATGCATTTAGAAACTGCTGAAAATCGAATGATAGAACTTTACTTGAAATATTTAAATAAAGAAAGACAAATTAATAAAAGATATTTCAGTAGCTATTGTAGAGACGTTAATGCATTAAGTTTTATGGATTATTTCGATAGTATATTTGAGATGATGAAAAAGAATATTAGCAGAACCTTCAATAAGGCATTAGCTATAGAATTAACCGAAAATTGTCCTTATCCAATGGTTCAAAGATTACGTGATGGAATTATTAGGGAAATACAAGATTCGGCTGGTATATTATTTGGTCAAGCACGTGATATTTATGATTTTACAGCTAGTGAAGAAGAAATAAAAAAGAGCAAGCCGAAGAAGCAAGCAAAAAAGCCTAAAAAAGAAGAAAAAGAGGGAGAAAAAGAAGAAGGAAAGGAAGAAAAATAATTTAGGAGGGTTAATATATTATGGGGAAACCAGATGAAAAATTTGTTTCTGAAGAAGAGTTTAAGAAAGTTGTAGAGCAAAGGGATAAATTAAAAGAAGAATTGCGTGCAGCGGAAGAAGAAGCTAAAAAAGCAAAAAGAGAATTGAAAATTTTGCAGGAAAAGATGCAAGTTAGAGAAAAGGCAGAAGAAGAACTTAAACAGAGAATGTCGGAATTGGAAGAAAAGCTAAACCAGTATCAGGAAAAAGAAGAAGAAGAAAAAATGAAGGAGGCTTCTGAAATAGAAAAATTGAAAATTCAGCATGAAAGGGAAATTGAAAAACTAAAAAAGGAATATCAAGCTGAAATAAGGGAATATGAAAAGAAGATTAAAGAGTTAGAAAGTGGTTTGAACACTTCTAAGGATGAGATTTTTAAACTAAGAAGATATCAGTTAGAAAGCAGAATTTTGCATTCTGCGTATGACATAGCTAAGAATCCAAAAAGAATCGTTAAGTTGTGTAGAGATGATTTTGTATGGGATGAAGAAAATGGTGATTGGTATCATGTAAGGGAAACCAGTCGTGGTAATGTTGTAAAAGTTCCAGTAGAAGAATATATTAAGAAATTTCTTGAAGACCCAGAAAATGCTGATTTGGTGAAAGTGAAGATAAATGAGCCTACGGATGAAGGCGGCGGTGATAAAGATAAGAAAAAAGGACCTAAGGATGAAGATTTATCTGAAGTAGCAAAGAAATATACAGAAGAAGAATTGAGACATCAGGCAGAAATTAGAAATATGACGATAGAAGATTTAAAGAAGTTATTGAAGTTACAAGAAGAAGCCAAGAAAAAACGTAAAGAACAATTGAAGAATCTTGCAGAGAAAAATTTCATCTAAGGAGTAAGTAATGAAGTTAAAAGATTTGTTGAAGATAATTGAAGAAAAATGTAAAGATGATTATCATATTTCTGTTATGATTAAATCTTCTGGTTTATATCATTTTTATACTAGTTCTAGTTCAAAAGAAGAAAGTTTATATGATTTCTTTTCAGATATTTTGGCAGGTTTAATTATGGTTTATAAGAAAATAAGTGATTCAGTAGAATTTGAACAATTTTTGGCAGAATTGAATAAACAATTAATATTAATGAAGAAGACTATTAAAGAAATAAAATTGTATGAACCATGATAAATTTTGTTGTTTTAATGGAAAAAGATGGAACTGCGAAATATTATAGACGTTTAGATGAAGATGAAATTTTATTTGAAATTTACAAAAATGGTAATTTAGAAGTTAGTCACAAGATTAGTAGTAGATTTTTAGCGCCAGAAATATTAGGTCTTTTGAGAAGTGAAAAAGAAAAAGGTTAAATATTTATTAAAAAATGGGAAATGGTCAAGCAAATTTGATCCTTGGAATATAGCAGTTCCATCTGGAATGTCAAATAGCCAATCTGCAATAAGAAGAAGGGGATTTAGTGTTGGCATAGATGAAAACGGAATTTTTATTTTCACGCATAGATGTAGGAGCAAATCATATCCTTCTTATAAAAAGATTCCAAAGAAAGTAAGAGATTTTATCAAAAGTACGGGCTAGTTTTTTATTTTTAAGCGTCCCATTCTATAATCCAAGTCGGATTATCAGAATGGGATGGATTCGTGTCTTTAAATGAAGTTTATGATAAAATTTGGAGGTTTATTATGTTTGATAAATTATTTAAAACTTATGAAAAATTATTACTTTATCGTCCTTGGGTTTATTATTGGAAAATTACTTATGCTAATGGTAAAAGTATAGCGCAATTTGATGAAAATGGAAATGAGATATTATATGGCAATGTTTCTAAGAAAGATGCATTAATTATTGGTTGGTATCCATTTGATGTTAAGTTGGCTAAGAAATTGTTAGATAAAGGTTTATTAGTATTGCCAAAGCAAATTCCGAGTCATGAAATTATTTTGGAAAAAGGTGAAGAACCGATAATTTTTAGACGTAATTACATTGTTTTAGGCCCAAATGGTGGAAGAAGAATTAAATATATATTAGGTAAAAAACATAAATTTTTATGGATAATTGATGAAAATGGTAATAAAGAGATAAAGAAATTAACTGATTAATTGAAGAGGTGTACTAAATTGGCATGGTTATCTGATTGGCTTTATAGAAAAAAAATTACCATCCAAGGTCAATCTGGCGCTGGAACTGATTATCAAGTATTACTAAAAGTAGGCGAAAGTTCTGGTGCTTTAGGATACGATTTCCACGTAGAAGGCCATTCAGCTAATTTTCCAAGTAATACAAATCAATCTGGTGATTTAAGATTCACTAAAAACGATGGGACTACTCTATTAAATTTTTGGGTAGAGAAAGTAGAAGGAACATCACCTAATCGTGTAGCATATTGCTGGGTAAAGATTACTGATAATTTAGATAATGATGTAGATATTTATTGCTATTATGGTAATTCCAATGCAACTAATGTAAGCTCGGTCACTAATACATTCATAAGAGAAATAGGTAATCTTAAAGCTAGTTGGCACTTTGATGAAGGTTCTGGAACTACAGCCAATGATGATTCGGGAAATGATAATGATGGCACTCTAACTAATATGACTGCTACAGATTGGGTTGATGGAAAATTTGGCGAAGCTTTGAATTTTGATGGAAGTAGTAAGTACGTACACGTACCTAATTCGGATAGTTTGAATATAACAGATGCACTTACGATTGAAGCATGGATAAAACCAAGTACGCTTGAAGGAGTACATAGAATAGTAGCAAAATTTGGTAATCCTAGCGGAAGTTGGAATGGTTATTCATTTCAGCAGGTGGATTCAAAACTTGGAGCTCAAGCATATAAGGATAATGCAGGTAAAGATGGAGAAGCTACTTCCCTCACGTTAACTACAGATTGGAATCATGTTTTTTACGTATTTTACAATGGTGAAGTAACATTATATCGAAATGGAGATTCGGAAGTAATATCAGGTTATCCTAGTACAATTGGGATTGTTTCTTGGGATTTACAAATTGGAAGACATCAAACTTCAGGACAATACTTTAATGGCATTATTGATGAAGTTCGTATCTATAATAAAGCTTTATCTTCAGACGAGATTTCAGATTTATATAATAATTATGGTTATACAACAACAAGCTATCTAGGAAAAGTATTAGTCCGTAAGCGCATTGATCCAGAACCAAGTTTTTCTTCGTCTTTTTCAGAAGAACTAGGTCCAGGTTTAATTCTTATTGACGTACATGTTCTGAAATGCAGATTATCTTATAATTATTCTATTGATACATATTTGTTAAAATCACAATGGTTATCCAATTGGAATTATAGAAAAAGAATAATAATTCAAGGTCAATCTGGCGCTGGAACTGATTATCAAGTATTACTAAAAGTAGGCGAAAGTTCTGGTGCTTTAGGATACGACTTTCATGTGGAAGGTCGTTCGGCTATTTTCCCCAATGATATTAACCAATCTGGAGATTTAAGATTTACCAAAATTGATGGGACTACTCTATTAAATTTTTGGGTAGAGAAAGTAGAAGGAACATCACCTAATCGTGTAGCATATTGCTGGGTAAAGATTACTGATAATTTAGATAATGATGTAGATATTTATTGCTATTATGGTAATTCCAATGCAACTAATGTAAGTAATGGTGATAATACTTTTATTTTCTTTGATGATTTTAATGACAATAATTGGACAGATAAATGGACACAAGGTTCTTCTACTTTCACAATAAATGAGACCGATGGAGTTCTTGATATATGCGGTAGTGGTGCTGATTTCGAATATCTTGAAACGTCTGATAAAGTTTTTTCTCCTGGTATTTGTTTGCGTGTGAAAATGAAAGATGATACATCTTACCATTATCCATGTGAGTTTGGCTTTGGATACAGGAATTATGGCAATGTTGGCGGCGCACCAAGCGATCGTGCAATTCTTCGAATTATTTGTACTGCTGATGAGTGGAATCATTTTGCGACAGATGCAGTAGGTAATGAAAGTAGTTCTTCTTGTTTTGGCGCAGATAATAATTATCATGTTTATGATTTAACTTGGGAAACTGGAAAATCGAAGCTATATCAAGACAATTCTCTGAAATCTACACTCACTACTAATATTCCAAATAGTTCTGAAAAATTACGCTTAGGCCATCCTGAAACTGAAGCTTCTAATAGTTGGAGAGGAGTATTTGACTGGCTTTTTGTTCGAAAATATATTTCGGCAGAACCTGAGTTTAGTTCAGCTTCTTCTGAAGAACATAAAGAGTTTTGTTTTTATTCTATTGATTTATTATTAAAAAGATTACGGTCTTTTATTTATAGTTGTGATGTTATAATAGGGAAAATTGAAAAAATTTATAATGTTGATATTCTATTACAAAAAATTAAATCTTTCAATTACAATATTAATATTTTATTGGAATCATTGAAATCTCTCACTTATACTTTGGATATATTAATTAAAAAGTTAAAATATATTAATTACAATTTGGATATCTTATTACAAAAATTTGACTCTATTAATTATAATGTTGATATAGTAATTGAAGAGATAACTAAGAAAGATTATAATACTGATATTTTATTAAAAACATTTAGACAAGAATCTTATGTTTCGGATATTTTATTGCAAAAACTTAATTCCATTAGCTATAATACTGATTTAATTTTAAATAAAATTGGAGAATCACAATATTCTATAGATTTAATATTACAAACGGAAGAAGAAAAATCTGAATATAGTTCCGATGTTCTTTTAAAAGAAATTTTGAATCTCAATTATCAATCTGATGCTTTATTAAAATTATTGAAGTCAATTATTTATAATGTAGATGTTTCTTTAGGAAAATTACAATCTCTTATTTATAATATTAATACAGTATTTAGTAAATTAAAATCAATTACTTATAATAATGATGCTTTATTAGAACAATCGCAATCTTTTAATTATGATATTGACATATTATTAAAACAATTATCATCTTCTATTTATGACATTAATGTATTATTTAAACAATTGCGAGTTCTTACTTATAATATAGATGTAATAATCAAGATAATTGAAAAACAAATTTTTATTGATGTTATATTATCAGAAATAAATGAATCCAAATATTCAGTGGATGTTTCATTATTTCAAAGATTAAGGTTTGCACCATGCAAATTAACTTTGGATTATAATAAATATAATTTGAATCTAGATTATAATAAATACAATCTTAATTTAGATTTTCAATGTAATGAATTTAATTTGGATTTTGCTTGTAGGAGGAATAAGAGATATGAAACTAACTAAAGGTGATAGTATTTTATTTACTTGTGCCGTAAATGGAATTGAAAATTTAGATAATTGGAAAATTCGTTGTGAAATTTATGATGATTATCAACATTCTATTAAATTAGCAACTGCCAATTCAGGTGGAAGTGATGAGCAAATAAAAATTACTGACTCGGAAAATTGCAAGTTTGAAATTTATGTGCCAAAAGATGCTACTGCTGATTTTGACGATATAGCCTATATAGAAATAGAAGTGGAAAGTCCAGATGGTCAAATCCAAACTTTGAATATAAGGGAACTTCCAGATGGAAGATTTGAATTGAAAGATCAGAAGATTACATGGACTACACCATCTTAAAACTTGACAAATTGTGCAAAATATGTTAACATCTATACTGTAAAATCCTTGAGGTTTTTCATTTGCGTATTTTACTACCTTGTGTATTGTCTTCAGATGCGATAAAGATTGCATATTGTTTGTACAAAAAAAGGAAACTTAAACTGTCAGATTATTGTCCAATTTTCCCAAAAAAATCAATCCATTTGCAAAATAATGACATAATCTTATTTGATATAAAAATAAATACAAAACTAAAAATATTTATTTATCCTTCTTTTTCTGAGTTCTTTAAAAATGTAATAAAAGAAGATATAAATTTTCATTTTCTTAATAATTTACAAGAAGATTTTTGGTGGGGCTTAGATTCGGAAGGAACAGATACATTGCAATTATTATCTAGTTGTTTTGATTATTTTGAAAGATACAGATTACATTGGCTAAAGCAATTTGAAGATATTCAATTGGAAAAAATTCAAATAAAATCATATCTAGTTGCAATAAACGATAATATTCTTCCAGAATCTAAATATCTGAAATCTGAACTTAGAAAAGTTGACTATATGATTTATAGATTTGGCGATGATTTCGGAATAAGGAAAGGATTTCAATCTGATGGCCCATCATTAGTTGATTTTCATAAGTATATAAATGCAGAACATTTTACACATAAGAAAGGCTATTTTGTAAATTTGAAAAATACAAATATAGAGAAAATTTTAAAAAGTTTGGAAAAATTTTTAGAGGTTTAATGATATGAAGAAATTAATTTCATTGTTTTTAATCTTAACATTTTTATTTACTATTGCTTGTGGAACTACTTCAAATACGATTAAATTTCCAAAAGTTACTAAAAATTATGAAAAAGTAATGAAGCAGGCCGATGATTTAGCTAAAGTCTTAGCAAAATATTCGGCTTTTTCAGTTTGTTTTTGGAAAAATGTTTTGGGTGAAGATATGAATAGATTATCCTATAACTCTATTCAATGTTTAAATGAAATAGAAAAAATAATGAAAAATAAAGATTATAAAGATTTGACTGAATGTGAAAAAGGAACAATCTTAGCTTGCTGGTTAAGATTTTCGGCAGAGTTAACTAATCAAATGATTACTAAACTGCCAGCAGAAATTTCGAGAATAATTTTACTATTTAAATAGGGGGTTAAATATTATGAAAGCTATTAAAGCAGGGATTTATGATGCTTATCATGCAGACGGTATTAATTTAGAGATCAATCTTAAAAATGCTACAGTGAAAGGTGGAACTGCTACTTTTGTAGGTCAGAAAGGCGCAAATTATAAGCTTGTGGATCAGGCAAGCAATGCTACTGACAACATAGTTGGTTGGGCTATTTTAGGCGATTATACTGCTTATAATATTCATGGCGTAACTGATAATGGCGACGGAACATATACATTTACCGAAAATAAGGAAAGATTTGTCATTACTGATGAAGAAGCTATTTTTCTAATTAAAGGTACTGGCGGTTCTCCAGATGCAGAAACTGCTATTAAGGCATTGCGTTATGGCGATGCACTTAAAGTTATTATAAGCAACAATGAGCAGGTAGTGGATTTAGGTAATAGTCCACATGATGAAGGTTTTGTAATTT